CCACGAGGTAATGCTACGTTTCTTTCGAAAAAAAGACGTAAGCAGTCCTCAGGTCATGATCTCTATCATTATAGAAGAACATAGGACACTGAGACCTAGGGAGAAGAAGGCCGAAGGTGGGCTTAAAACGTTCGTAGATTCCTAATGGAATATCTACCGTCGTTTCGAGCTCATTCAACGTATCTTCTAAAATCCAACTTACTAATCGAGGTTTCATATTAATTTTTAATGAAAAAATATTAATATACTCAGATAGATAAGGTTCTTCATCTATATCGGGCAATTTTCTATAAAATTGATCCCAGGTTAGTGAAGATCTAAATATACTATCGAGTTCACGATACTTCAAAGTAATTGGTGGGGAGGGAGCTAAAGTAGTTCTGTGAGACAAACTTTGTTTAAGTTTGTCTCCCTTAACCATTTCAGTCAAATGTGTCTTTAGACGTACATCTTGGTCTTTATTCCAAGGTACGGTCATAAGACCATCCCTCTCAAAATTAAATTTTGGTAACTCAGGATGGAGCTTCAGCAGGTTATTAAATTCCTTTGTAAAAAGGAGCCTAGCTTGAAAGCCAATTCTAGATCTATCTCCATAGTTTCGATACTTAAAAAGTTCGAGACCATGGAGTAATCTGGAAGATCCAATGGGTATACCCAACTCAGCTAAAAGCTTCCATACATATCTATAGGGAGATTTTTTTAAATCAATTCTGATATTAAAAGTCTTCTCAAGGATCTGTATAGCTTGAGGTTGAGAATACCAAGTCGCGCAACCGGATGCTTGCTTCGGTGCTAATATAGCCCCACGGGGATATATTGGCATCAGAAGGCCATCACGGTAGTACAACTCAGTATAAAGGGCGTACGATGGTGATAAATAGTCTTTCCCTTCTGAAATAAAACTACCCACAGAATTTAAATATTTTGTGTGAAGTTCGCTTTCATAAGCAGAGAGACGCATTATCGCATCATCACCCGTTGTCAGAATATTATTATAAGTAATAGGGACTGTTCTGGTTAGAACTATCTTCTTTACTTTATTCTGCAATACTTTGGAAAGATTTAGATTCTCATATGAATCCATTGTTTCTAAGACTTTTCTACTTATGGTTATTTGCTGTCTGTTCTTTTGACTTTTTTCAAAAGAGTAGATACTAACTAAGGGTAATAATACCCAGCTAGTAGCAATTCCCATAGGTTGACCACGCTTAGTCACCTTTCCAATCCTCGAGTGAACATGAGCCCAATCAAGGGGTACATATTCATCAAAGGATTTTATAACTGAAGGATTATTTTTCTTTATAAAATTAGAGAAAAATTTATCATTCATGAAGAAGGAGAATGGTTTATCAAACCATCCTTCGGCTTCAAAAGTCCGCATCATCCGGTAAGTACGGAGTTGATCAGAATGTAGGATTGTATATTTATTACAAACTACGTCGACCGCCTCTTGCCACCAGGTGACGCCAGGATTTATTTCGGAATAAAAATGACGAGTCATTTCTATTTCATGGTGATCAGTTGCCACTTTTATATCTTGGGATCTATAAAGATCTCGAGACTTAAAAGTAAGCTGTTGAAACACCTTACCTTCTAAAGAAGGTCGAATACGTGGATCCGTTCTCAAATATAACTCTGCAACTTGTCGTAGTATTTTAGATAATACTACTATAGGAGCAATAGTCATAGTAGGGATACGGGTTTTTTGACCACGAAATCGAACGGCTAAGCAAACCATCGGAGGATGCGAAGAACGATTATTACAATCGTCTCCGCAGTGCCTAAGATGGGTTATGCAAGGTCGTAGGAGGTCTAAACAAGTATAAATAAGATGAAAACTCTGTTTATAGGGATCAAGATCCACTGTAGATA